ATTCAACCATTGGTGACTAAAATTCGCGAAACTTCATATGTTTACTCTAGCATGGAAAAAGAAGCAGATATTACTAGCGGAGACCCCACATACAGATTGATAGAATTACCATATACTTTAGCGCAATTATATATCGAAGAGTCTAAAGATGATGTTGCAAAAATAATAAGAAATAATAAATAATAAATAATAAGAAATAATAAATAATAAGAAATAATAAATAATAAGAAATAATAAATAATCCTATATTCAGCAGAAATAGTATTTAATATTGGTAATATATAATGATTGGCAAATTTATTCATTTCCCCATATTTATTATTAGTTTTTTAATAGGTATTATTTTTGTGTTTTTAGCGTCTCCTGATAATAAAACGGTTCATGTGTATCCCACGCCAGATAACGTCGATAAAATACAATATATTGATCATGCAGAAAATTGTTATGCATTTAAATCTCAAAAAATATCATGCCCACAGGAGAAACACACTATAAAAACTATACCACTTCAAACGCCTCATAAATAATATTATTTTGTATATACATATGCGAGAAATTCTCTACTTTATTTTTGGGTGTTTATTTATTTATTATTTATTAGATATTCGCGATAACTGTTATATACATGGTAATAAATATGATTTGGTAAAAAAAAAATATTAACACCCTGGTTCGTCAATCTGCGAGATGGAGCACTGCTGCTAAACAAGATGAAAGTTCTATGATAGCTGTATTGCATGCAAATTATGGCGCAGGATATCTGTGGGCGGTTAAAGATATTGCTACTGATGATGAGATTGCGAAAGCTGCTGGTATTGATATTCGCAAATTTGAAAAAGAAATTATTGATATACAAGATAATGCTACAATTCGCATGGCGAAACTGTGTCCTGAATATGCGCCTACTGCTAGCTATTTAACAACAATAGGCGGCGAAGGCGCTTAAAAACCTTGTTTCATATATTTATTAATATTAACGTAATATATATATATGATTAAAAATTTACTCTCTTCTATGCATACAAACAATGGGAAATTGCTAATATCTATTATTTTGGGGGTTGGGGCAGCAACCATATTTAGAAAGGTTTGCACAGAAACAAATTGTTTGATTTTTAAAGGTCCTGATTTAACTGAAGTTAAAAATAGCGTGTATGGACATAATGATTTATGTTACAAATTTACTCCGCAATCTGTTACATGTAGAGCTGGAGGAAAACCAGTCCATTTATAAAATTTCTTACATATTATGCGTAAGTTATCTTAATATATTCAATAAATTATATATATTAAGATGGCAGATACAACAAGTATTAATGATTTACCTGTCTCTCCACAAACAGATCATGGACAAAGTAGTCATGAACAAAGTAGTCATGGACAAAGTAGTCATGGACAAAGTAGTCATGGACAACCACAAAACAATATTTCTTTTGATACTATAGAAAAAAATAAAGTTATTGCGGATCCGTCAAAACAACTGGCTCAACAGCGAGAAATGGAAGATAAAAAAATAGCAGGCGTTCAGTATAACCAAAATGTCGCGAATGGTGCTCTTCCGCCGACGGCAAGCGCTGGTAATGGTCCTCATGTGGCGGCACAGCCTCCGTCTACCGCAAATATGAACGAATTTGTAAGTGGTATACAATCCGCCGCCGCGAGTGGTGCACTTGGCTTACCATCTCGTGATATTCCACAGCAGCAAACACACCTCACACAAGATGCTGTCACCAAGCCTAATTATGTTCCGGAAGGTCCGGATGATTACATATTAAAACATCAGACTCAAGAAGAAATTATCAATCAACACAATGCTAGAGAAAAACAAGGAGAGAAGACAGACGCGATATATGATGAATTGCAAGGGCCTATTTTAGTGGCCGGGTTATATTTTATTTTCCAGCTTCCTGTTGTCAAGAAGCAAATGATGCGGCTTCTTCCTACCATTTTTTTGAAAGACGGGAATTTAAATTTGTCTGGCTACGTTACATATAGTATTATGTTTTCTGGAGCATATTACGCGTCTATTCGCACTGTAAATTATCTTTCTTTATAACTCATCTGATTGAACAACGTGAACTATCTCGCCAATCTCTTTTACCGCACTTTGCAATCGACGCGTATCGTCCTTAATGTCCTTTGTTGCACTTTGTATTACTTTTACAAATTCTTCTTGCCCTTGCTCACTTTCCATATGATGTGGATTCTTTTGCTTCCAATCATTTATTAAATGCATATGCTTTTGAGATATACTGCTCATGGCTTTCTTTAATTTTTCATTCCCTATATCTTTACTCCACTCACCTGCTTCTTTAATATACATGGTTTTGCGTTTTACATCTGTGCATTGTATCGGGCGACGGACTGATTCTGTGCCTTGCAATTCTTTCAAAAATACATTTGTTGTGCTAGAGAGAAGACCGTCTTTACGCGCACTCAATAAATCTGTTAATTGCAGCGCAATATTATTAACAAATTCAGGTAGATTAATTGCATCTTTACATGTATCATTTAAATACACATTTAAATTGAATTTATTGGTTGTAGTATTGTTATTATTGTTACCAATATTTGGTAGTAACTTATTCATTGTTTGGGTTTGTTCTGTCATCATTTCAAAACATTTCATTAATAAATCTTGCACACCAGTATCTACATTATGAGGCGCGTGACTAGTTATATCCAAAGTCATCCCACCCGTATGTGTTTTTTTACATTTGTGGGCATGTCGACTTAACCCCGATGCATATCTATACGCATTATTACAATACTTACAAGAGTATTTTTTTTGTATAGTATTCATGATATTACTCGTCACATCGGTATTATTACACGTTTCATTCGCTATGCTGTTGGGAATAGTCACTACGGAAGTTTCATGTATCATTTTATTATCATTTGTTATCATTTTGTTATCATTTGTTATCATTTTGTTATCATTTGTTATCATTTTGTTATCATTTGTTAAATGTTCGTGTGATTGTTTTTTATTGTGTGACATATTGTTATTGTGTGACATATTGTTATTGTGTGACATATTGTTATTGTTTTTGCTTAAACATGCACTCATTTTCATGTGTCTAGACAATGATGACTGATGTTTATAGGTTCGATTACATAAAATACACATATGTGTAGATGCTAATAGCATATTATTAGCATTTTTTTTAATCGAGTGTATATATGAGTTTACTTCTGTATTATTATCACCGACAATGCTCTCATTGTTAGCGGTGTTTTTTTTTGACCCAATATATTTAGCATTTTGTATTGTTAAATGTTTTGGCGTAAATATATGTTTTACAAAATCAGCTTTCTTAACAGTTCTGTAGTTACAATTTATACAATAATAATATGGATATTTTTTAGGGAGATTTTTGTTTTCAACATGTTTTTTTGCAGTCAAATAATGATTTTTATATTCATCCTTACAGCTCGTTTTATAGTTACATGACTTGCATTCAAATATTTTTGTGATTTTTGTCATATTAAAGTATTATATATGCTATATAAAAATCTCTAAATATTTTGTATATAAAATATGAGATTCTGAAATATAAAATATGAGATTCTGAAATATGAGATTCTGAAATATACAATATACAATATGAAATATACAATATACAATATGAAATATACAATATATATGTATAAAATTGATTTTTAAGACCATAAATTCACTTTCTGTTTGTATTTATATAGTTTCATACAGTTTATGGTGTGAAATATATATTTATTTGTATCATTAAATATTCGTCCATTTAAAAGTTACCATTTTGTTATCATTTTGTTATCATTTGTTATCATTTTGTTATCATTTGTTATCATTCACAAAAACGATGAAAAAATATATTGCATGGTAACAAATTGTGAGATAAATAATATGTTACTTGTTATCTATAAAGGTGTTTAATTGTATATAAAATATATAAATAAAATAATTTTGAATTTAGTGAGATTTTTGTTAGCATTTTATAGCATTTTATAGCATTTTATAGCATTTCTCATTTGTCGTAACAAATTGGTACATTTGTCATTTATTATCACATGACAATAGCTTTCATGTCATCGTATGAGATTTTTGCGACTTTTTTGTTAGCATTGAATATAGCATTTTTTATGCTTTGAAAATGTTTAATTAAATTGATGCATTGACATCTCAATCATGCTTTAATATATAGCATGAACATTTTAATTACAAATATTTTTTGAGACTTTTTTAAAAATGTTCATCATGGTCTTAAATGTATATTTCATAACAAAATATACATATGATCGGTGGTTAGAAATAAGTTATTAAATTTACGTTTTTTTAAAAATCTCAAAAAGTCTCAAAAAGTCTCAAAAATCTCAAAAAAAATGCTATAAAAAGTCTCAAAATTTTTTGGCCAAAAATGACAGATTTTCATGAAAATTCAGTTGGTAACAAAACTAGAATTAAAATATTTGGATTTAGAGCATTATGGTCTGAGTCGGTTTATGGCACGTTTTTTTTCAATTCTATTTTCGATTTTTTGGAAAAGGACAATTATTATTGTTCCGATAAATTTTTCGCAAAATAGAATTGGAAAAAAAGATACCTATTAAAAAACCATGGTAACAAACCACTAAATATGTGGTATTATATATTATGATATATGGTAGTAACTTAGACTAAGGTTTTTAATAGAATACCCGTTTTTTAAGCCAGACCATAACGAAAAAAAAGTGAAATTAAAAATACACCATAAAATCGCACCATAAAATTTATAATTTTATACTCATATAGAATAAAAATATGTGATAGACTGAATATTGAACTATAAACTATACTATACTATACTATAAACTATACTATACTATAAACTATACTATACTATAAACTATGCTTATAAACTATACTTGGAATATCAAATTTTTTGTATAGTAACATTCGATTGTAGAGAGAAATATGAGACTAAATCATCATTATGGTAATCATCCTCATAATTAATGTGGGTAATCCCGGCGGCACATAATATTTTCATACAATTCACGCATGGATAATGAGTGATATAGGCCGTTGCGCCTTCACAACTTACCCCGCGCTTGGCACAATCGGTTATGGCATTTTGCTCTGCGTGCACAGTGGCCATTTCATGTCCATCGCGCAGAACTTGTTGATGCTCGCACCCAGGAAGATATCCATTGTAACCCTGTGCAATAATGCGATTACCCTTTACTAAAATACATCCGACATGTAAACGCTCACATGAAGATCGCGTCGCTGTTAAACGTGTCAATTCTTTGAAATATTCCTCCCATGAAGGCCGTTTGTTCTGCATGTATATTTATATAAACTGTGAACTTTTATATAAAAACGAGTTTTTATTATATTTTATGTGTAGTTTCCTACACTAGGTTCAATGACGATATCGTGTGGCGAAATACCGATGTGCTGTTTAATGTGATAAATGCATGCGCGAACAATTCCAGGCTTAGTTTAATATTTGTCTATAGTATTTCGTTTTAATCCCAATGTTTGTTTTGGCGGTTGCTCCATTGTTTTCATATATAATAATTATTATATATGAATTAAATTTTATTTGTTTTATTTGTTAAAGTAAAGTATTTATTTATGGGTGTGCTTGGTCCTGGAACAAGAAGTATCCAAAATTGGAAGTAGAATAGTGGATGTTACAATAATATGCTTACGATAATGGGCAACCACCATGGTTTGCGTCGGCGCCAAACACGCAATTGCATGGCGTGAGCGTCCTCTGGCAGAAACCATCATCATTTTGACCAGGGCGGCTGCATATGTTTCCGACGCCGAAGTCGCCGCTAGCACTAGTAGCGTCATATGCATACTCATACTCACACGTGCACACCGAACCATCGGTAAAAAATTGACCCCTCCCCGAGCAAGTCTGAATGGTGTCATCAACATGCATATCATCATTCATGCAACCCGTGATCTTATCGGCGAGCGCATGTTTGGGGTGACAATGATAATTTTCATGACATTGGCTATCTAGTGTGCATAAAGCTGTAGATTTTGCTTGTTCGGCTGTGACTTGGATAGTATTCATCCTAAACATAACATTTTTATGTTGCGCGGGAACAGATATTTGCCAAGGTTAAG